TTTCATAATTTTCACTTAAACATTGAAAAATTGGGTTGATGTCAGATTCAAAAAGCTTCTTACCTTTATTAATTGCAAGTTCTTTACGATAGTCTTTTGTATTTTTGCAAACAATGCGTGTTAGCGGATCTCCGAAAATACTTTTATACTTTCCTCTAGGATCCTCGTAATAAAATGTATATTTTGCTTGATATTCGTGGTAATGTCTTTTACCATCCTTGCGTTCGACTACACGAATTATATCTGCGTCTCTGTCGAACATAGCGTCTACGTATGGCATTTCTTCTCCTTGTTGCTTATTGGCCAACTAACCTTCAACCTACTCGTAAAGTGAGCGACTCTACATTTAATTATTATTTTTAAGTATATATAAACTGACTCTAGAACTATCTAACTTAACTGTTTCGTTAGGATATTTTCGATCGTAGTACTTTTTTCCGATTGGCATAACTATAATCATCTTAGGTGAAGATTTTTTAATTGTGCCAATCTTTAAATTATTATGATGGGAATATGCAATAATATCCCCATCATTTAATATATTACCTAAAATGTCAACGTGTTCAATCGTCTTTGTCATAGCCGACAGTGGACACCAGTGTTTCAAGATCTTCAAATTCGTCTTGAACTTGTCCCCAGTTACGCTTTTGTGCAACACGAATTGCTTTGTTAATCAAACTAGGCTTTACGTTTAGTTCTTCAGCAACAGCCTTAATAGTGTCTTTAAGACCTGCTTGCAAATCACTTACTTCTTGCATAACGCTTACTCCTTCTCGGACAAGACGTTCTAGTTTGGCTTTTTCTTCAGCGCCGTATACTCTATCGCTCATATATTACTCCTTTTTTAATAATATATGTTAAAAGTTCTTTGTTGTCAATAGTTTATTTTATGTAAGCACCAATTCGACCATGCACGTCTGGATAAACTTTGTATGTATATCCTTCTGGTGGATTTATTTCTTCTCCAGCCCAAACAGGTATAAAATGTTTTATATTGCCTTCAAAGTCTTCGTTGTGCCTAAAGTGTACTTCTATAAGTTTTCCGCCTATAAATTCACAATTTATCCACTCGTACTTTTCGCCGTAGTGTCGTACACACTCGGGTAATCTTATCCTATCAGAAACCTTAGTCCAGTCGGTCCACTTGGTAAATGTATTGTCAGGTTTGTTGCCTTCGACTGCAAGTGTTTGTTTACCCCAATGATAGTCTATGCTTAAATGTCTGCCTTCAAACCATTCGCACCAGAAATGTCCAACAGGCAAGTGTGTTGTATCACAGTCGAGCCAAACTCGTTGTGCGCCCAGGCCAAGACCTAGCATGTTAACACAGGGTCTAACAATATAATAGCCCGGTTTAGGAACATCTAATCCTACCGGGCCACAGTTATAATACATTTTACGACTAAGTATGAGTTTATCTAATACCCAAATATCGTCTGGGTCTATTGTTTTCCAGACCATATCCTCGGCAGTTATCATTTCTTAACGTGTTCAGGCTTGCCTTTGTGCTTGGTTGCTGCATAATCTTTTGCTGCTTTTTTAGGCATAGATTTTGCAACTTTAGCAACTTCTTTACTCGGAGCAGGTTCACCTTTTTGTGTAGCATGTACCATGCCCATAAATCGTTGCTGTGCCTTGCTCTTTGCTTTTTCTTCTAAACTTTCTTCTGCTTTTGCTGTTTGACGATCTTTTCTTGCCATGAGCTTTGCTAGACCAGCAGCGGCTTTAGAAGCCAAACTAGCATCTTTTTTATCACCAGTTGGTCTTGTCCAGCCTTTTGCCTTGTTGTGCTTTGTAGCTGCTAATGCTCTGCCTTTTTTGCGATTGGCAATCTTACGCTTGTTTTCGTCACTGCTATCACCAGAACCTCTACGGTCAGCTTCGTCGTCATACGCCTTTCCGTGATACTTGTAAAGTGTATCCGGACTTAGTTCGCCTAGTTCAGTTTTTTTTTGAGACATACGTTCTGCTAGAGTTTCTTTATATTGGGCTGTTTGAGTTTCTGTCATGCTACCTTTAACAGACTTACTTTCGTTTGCATTGCCATTTTCATATTCTAAATAATGGTAAACAGAACCAATGTAATCGGCTGCTTTAGTAATCTTTGCCTGTACCCAACCTTCTAGACCTTCTGCTTCTGATATATTTTTAAGCATCTCATGTAGCTTGATTGCATACTTTGCAGTCTTGTAAAGATCTGCACGAGCCATTTGTACTTCGTGATCTTGTTCTGCTGCGTGTGCAAGATCACCCAATCCTTCGTTTACGTTCTTATCAGTCATAAAGGTATCTCCGAAATTCTTTTATATATTTATCGTTTTATCGGCTTACCGCCCATTAGATTGTTTGATAAATCCAATGCATTTTTAGCAGTACCGTCTTTGTTTTTCTTTTGTGGTGCAATTGGTACACCACTCTTGTCACGTTTAATTTTAGCATGTGCTGCTACTGGATTAGGTACACTTGCTATGCTTCCTGCACTTGTGGCACCGGCTGTAGCAGTTTCTTCCATGCTTGCTTTTTTCTTATGCTTTTCTTTACGTGGTGTTGTATTCTTTTTATTTTGATCTTTGTGTACACCAGCACCTGAACGTTGTGCAAATGTTGCTACAGGGTTACGTTCCGCAGGAACTGGTTTTTTAACAACTTCATCGATTTTCATTTTAACTTCCTTAATCCAGTAATCGCAGAATCTTTTCCATATTGCGCTTGTATAATTGCTTTGGCTTCTTGAGTATTTCTTGCTGATACTTGTACAGGTATCCACTGAGAATAATACTGTTGACGAACTCTTACATTCGCAGTAAACAATGAAAACAAATCTGTTTGTTTTAATTCTCTTAGTAGCATGTTAGTATTTATCAAAGTCAAAAGGTTTAATTTTTTGTACAGGTTCTTCCAAACTGTGCCCGCCTGAAATAACTGCCCATTCGCTTGCTGTATACTTAGGTTCTGTATTTTCGGCCATTCCTAAGTTAAATAAAACATTTGTGCTTTTGCCTTTTACTTTGGATGATAGTGTAGGAGGTACACCGTTTTTATCTACTTTATTACCGAACTTGGCTGCTTGACGTTTGATTTCGTTGGGTCCTACATCAACAGTTTGATTCTGTCGAGTAATTTTTCCTACACCTGCTGCTTCTCGAATTGTTTTAATAGTACCTTCGTGTGTAACATAATATGGAAAAAACTGAACATCAGGATATTCTTTTTGCAGATTGATAAACATTTTAATGTTGCTCATGGCATCATCATAAAGACGCACTCTAGCATACTTGCCTGTATCTAAGTATCTTCTAATCCATACAGCTTTGTTTTGCGAAGGTGACCCGCCAAGATTGCCTGCACGATGCACATGCACTCGATTCATGTCGATGCCATATTTTCTAAATGTATCTAGAAATAATTCTTTGTTGTCAAAGTCTGATCTGGCAGTAAGCATTATAACTTTGCTATTGCCTGCATTGTTTATTATTGCTTTGAGTTTAGCAATCATAGGTTCAATTGGAATACTTTCTCTGTTGAACTTTTCTGCGTTTTCAAATTCGCCAAAATCAAAACTTTCACCCGGTTGCAACTTATAAGTGTTGAATTCTTGATTGGTTAGGCTTTTAATAATCTGCCCATCTTTTACAACTTTGATTTGCGCAGTGGTTCTAAACAATGTGTCGTCAATATCGAATATAGTTAATCCTAGCCCTTCTGCTTCGTTTAGTAAATTAGTATTGTTTTTTTTGCTTTCTTTGTAGTATTTGTTTTTAGGATCTGCGTCGCCGGTCTCATCTGGCCACCAATCCAATTCAAACCGTTTACCATTGGCAAACATTGCTTTCATTGATTTTATTCTTTTTTCGTATTCTGATCTAGAAGGTTTTACATTCCCTTCAACAACATCTATAACATACTGTATCGTAACAGCATTAGCACTTAAACTTGCACATCTAGCACCAACTTCATTTTTTAAATGATCTATTAATATGCTTTCACTGCTCTTTGCTAAATCGTTTGACAAATTATGAGGAACTTTAATATCAACATACGAATAAACATAATCGTAATGAGGCGCAGGCGAACCATGTAATATAAATTCATCTAGTACTTCTATACGTTTAAATCCATCTTTGTTGTACCAAATAGCTCGCATATGAGTAAGTTCGTCAGGAGTTTTAAAGAACTTGGTTAGTTGCTTAACATATTCAACAGGTTCTTTGTTTTTCCATTGAGACAAGACATTCATAGATTCAGTCACACGCTTGCCTTCAAGTAAATCTTTTATTTTCATTTTTTTTGCTTCTTTGCTAAATCGTCTTTGTATTCTTCTATAAAATATTCCATAGGTTCGATACTAATAAACTCGAAATATTCACGATCCTTGTTGTAGCCACTTATTTTTTTCGGTGTAAGTTTTTTAAAGTCAGTTACATAAATTATATGTTCTTTACCTCTGTGTGTTACATAAAGATAATGATGAGGGAACCAACTGCGCCATAATCGTTTAAAAAACTTTTTCATTTTTTACGTCCTCTAAATCCTGGCTTTGTATTTAATGCTCCTGTCATGTAAGGAAGATTAAACCACAATTCAAACCATTCCTTGTCACCGGGCTTTATATTTTTTTCTCTTTCTATACGGCGTTTTTCTGTTCCAGTAACAGAAATGTTAGAACCCTCGTAAGGTGTATAACCTTTAAATTCGTTTATCCCTGCTAGCTTCTTTAGATCTTCTATATTCATCCCAGTACTTGTTCCTCTCGTCGGTGCTTGCCCTACGTGATTCGTGTTCTTTTGAAACACGAATGTAATGTTCTAGCTCTTCTTTCGTCCACTCTTCATGTTTGCTTGCCAATGTGCCATTCTCCTACGCTCACCTGTACTATTCTTAGCAATCTTTCTAAGTTGTGTAACACTAGCACCCTTAGGTATTCCTACTCGTTTGCTTAGACCTTTACGACCTGGGTTTTTACCATCTGCAAAATTCTCTGTATTATATGTAGGGTCAGATTCGACACCTTTTGTTTTATTAGGATCGATGTCAATTATATCTAAACCTAACTGTTTAAGCAGTTCAATATATTTGTGTTCTTCTTCTTCGCTGCCAAAAGATACAATAGCTTCCGGGGGACCCTTTCCGAAATCGTGTTTTCCTAGTCCTTCTAAGTCGCTAATATGTTGTCCTAGTTTATACCAGTCATACACATCGCTTACTTTAACACGAATAGTGCCGGCTGGCATTGTAGGTTTAGTTTCAGGACCTATCGGTTTTTCATTCGGATGTCGATCTTCATCGTATGCTTTATCTGTTGCTGCTTTTGCGTTAGCACCATCAGGATGTCTAGGATTTATACTAACAACATCGCCATTCATGAGATCACTGATACTAGCAGACTTTCCTATTTTGTCTAATAGTTGATGTAACTTGTCGTTAGGATCATATCCGTCAGTTTCGTATCCTAATTTACCACGTACTTCGGCTCTCTTGCCTGTTTGTTTATTTAAAATATGCAGCACCAGCATATTGGCACGTTTATCACGTTCTAACTGTAACAGATAGTTGTTACTGCTAGTAGTACTTTCATTTTTTCTATTTTCAAAGTTTTCGTTTGTTTTCGCTACAGGAAAATAACCTTTGATAGTTTTATCCATACGCTGTGCTGCGGCTGCTCTGTGATTGCCATCAACAACACTGTACTTGCCATCGTTAAACTGCGGTCCAACAATAATAGGCTGACTTAGGTCAACTCGGCGACCGTAGTCAATGTCTATAATGCGATCAAATGGATCGTCATAGTCAAAGAATTCTTCTTCACTGGGGAACATGTCCGGAGTAAAATTTCTCAGTTGCCAGTTGCGTGACAAAATATAACGATCCATGTCTTTGTTCATGCCAACATCGTGATGCATGCCTCTAAAGATTTTCAACATTTCTTTGCCGGTTACGCTACTAGTACTTTCGTTTTTGTTACGTCCTGCACAATGAGCCTTCTGTGAAAATCCTTTTGGATTATTACAGTTTATACTACGTTTGTACTTTTCGCTCCAAGTTTCTGTAATAATCTCGTTTATTTTCATTTTGCTTGTTGTCCTAAATAATACTTGACTAGATCAAAGAATGGTTTACCTGCAACTTTGGTATCTGCAGGGACACCTGCTGCCTTTTCAAACTCTTCAGGATTGTTATTGGCAACAGCAGCTCTTAATGCAGTAGCACTGGAAACTCTCGGTGCAGGTTGCCATTCAATGCTTTTAAATTTATAAAATCCGTGTCTACCTTCGACACCATTTTGCTTTTGTAGACCCGGCACAAACACTTTAGCATCAGTCTCATCAGTAATAACTTTAAGATCAATTTCACCGTGTTTCTTGTACACTTCGGCAGCCAAACTCCACCAAGTTTGCTCAGGAATAATATGTCCTTTGATTGCAGGCCATACAGTTTCCATAGCTTGAATTTTTATTTCAAATGGTAAAGGATCTTTAGGACCGATAGTTCCTTGATTTGTGCCAACATACCAATGTGTATTTTTTGCAGCTTCTTGCCATGCAGCTTTGTGTCCTTGGTGCGGAGGATTAAAACGCCCAAATATAATACCTACTGTTTCAGTTGCTTCAAATAATTCTCTTAATAACATTAGCCCGGTGTCCATCTTTTTCTTGGAACAAGTTTTACATTCCCAAACTTTTTATTCGGATCAGCATAGCGTACACGCCCTTCTCCGTTTGTATCCCAAATATCTCCTTGCGGACCTTCGACTTGATCAATTACATTGTCTTTTACTTGTTGTAGTTGTTTAACAAGAGTGAATATAGTTTCTAGTCCGCCTCGGTGTGTATTATTTAGTTCAACAATTTTTAGTTTTTTTGGTTCACTAACTTTACTTGTTTTGAGCCAACTAAAAAAGTGTGCTTCGCTTAAACTATCTAAGTTTTTAGCTTTAGCTGTTTGATTTACGTATGTATAAATTATATTTTTTAAATCACCTAACCCTGCACTGGCTGTTAAAAACCCGTCAACAACTCGAGAATTTGCTTTTGCAAACTTTTCGACTTGATCTAGTTTGGTTACATCTATTTCTATAGGTGAAGAATTATACACAGGTCCTAGTACTATTAAACTTGAATTGCCGCTAAATTCGCTGAAGTCATTCTTTGGCTGTTGAGCGCTGTCGTCCATTCCAAACTCAGGGAAGAACGCATGTCCTACAACCATTACTTGTGCTTGTGCAATACGCTTGCCTAACTCACTTTCTGCACGAACATGGTAGCAAGTTTGTGATTTAGGATTGGGGCAAAATGTGTATACACCGTCTTTGAGTTCAGGAGGATTTAAAAATAGTCCGTCTGCGTATACGTATCCTACAAAATCCTTTGGAGTAGCACGATCGAACAATGGATATAAATTTGCAAATTGTTTTGCAAATGCATCTCTTTGTTGTTTTTCTTCTGGAGTCTTAGGAGTACCACTTTTATTAGCAATAAAATCTTCTACTTCTTCAGGACTTGTACTAGCAGCACCTCTTGACCAACCGTTGTGTCCTGCTAAAACCAATGGGCCATTCTTTTCTGCTCTACCCCAATAAATCTGAGGATTACCGTCCCATTTCATACGTATTGATTTAGAACCAGAGTCTGAAGCTAGTTCGCGCAAGTGTGTTATTGCCTCTAATGCACCTTCTGTTCCGTGTAAAAATACAAGATCTTCTAAGTGATTAAATGCTCTACCAACTTTTGCTGCTTCCGCTATAGTTCTAAATTCTAAAAAACGCATTAGTACATTCCTTTTCGAAAGTTTTCCATTTCGTCTGTTAGGATTTTATTAATACATTCCATTTTTTCATTATCCTGCATTAGTTCTTCAGGACGCTTTTTAATATTAAACTTTTGAATATAGTTTACAATGGCTTTTTCAACGACAGGAAGCATTTCTTTTTTGCTATATTTTCCGCCATTTTTTACAGTTTCTTGCACTTTTAGCAATGCAGGATATAAATTGCTTCTATAAAATTTTTGATCGTTTTTCATGTAAATGCACAAGTCTTCTACCATGTTCCACGGCAGTGAATCGTTTACACTTACATCAGAAAAATCGTTTATCTTTACCATTTTCTGCAACTCCAGTAACGAGCTTTTGTTCTAGGTCCTGGATTATCACAATTATGTCTTGCACGGAAGCTGCGTCGACGTGCAGGGTTTGACTTTTTAATTTTCATGTTAGGATCGCCAAAGTTTACTTTGACTACATTTCCACTGGGATTTTTTACATACACTTTGAATTTTTTAACATCTCCACGCATAGGTTTACCTAGCGGCACCTTACGTCCTTGATATTCTGCTTCGTCTAGTTCTTCATCTTCGTTATACCACATAACTCCGTATTCTTCAAAAAAG